AAAGTTTTCCGTCATCGTGATATGCCTTGCTAATTTCCATTATAGAAGATTTACGGTTCTCAATCATACAATCAATTATCTCCCCAAAACATGTTCCTCTATCAGCTTTTTCGCTATCGAAAGGTACTCTATTTATCCTATCAATAAGAGATTGGAATTGTTTTTCTCTGAACTCATCTTCATCGCATGGAGGATTGTCAGAAAAAGCATAATATTTTTGATATATCTTATCACTATCTATATAATTTTGATAAGAATCTAACAATGTTGGGTATAGTTTGTAAGATATTTTACTCATTCTCATATCTCCATTTGTAACCACCTGCTGTAAGATGGCTTTTTCTACCTATACAGCAACTGATAATATTAGCATTATTAATACCCGTTTGTCTTTCAGCCTCTTTAGCACTTTCAAATGTATTTATTGATGTACCATCCTCTCGGCACTGAACAACGGCTTTTGACATCTTCGGGTGATTTATTTTCTTTTTGCTAAACCGTTCGTTTCGTGTTCCGTAATTAGCATTATATCTCCATGTACACCATTCCAAGTTAGAAACTGAATTATTGCTTTTAACTTCGTCTTTATGATTTACACATGGAAAATTTTGCGGATTAGGGATAAACGTTTCAGCGACAAGTCTATGAAGAGATTTATATTCAACTTGTTGTTGTTTCCATAGTGATATTCGTAAATATCCACTCCATATTTTATTAGGCTTAATTATCTTTCCTATTATCTTTCTAAAATTACCATACCTGCTTTTAATAAGCCTATCTAAAGAGCGAACTCTACCAAGGGTACATACTTGATAGAGTCCTTCATAACCTTGAATGTCTTTCCAAATCTCATTAGGCTGCTGCATCTGAGTAGATTTTAGTTTCCTTATTGAATACCAGTCCCAAAGCCTTTACCTTTGCAGCAAACAAGCTTCTCGCTTTCATCAAAGAACTACCAACGTGTTCAAATTCATTAATATGAGAGGCGAACTCATTGGCAGACTTGGCATCAGTTATAAACTCAATACTTTCTTTGATTTCCTCTATCACCTTATCATACTGTTCCTGTGCCTCTTTCTTGGCTGCAAGCATACCCAAATACGAATTGATTATTCTGGTAGTGATAAAGTCGTTTTTGGCAGTCGGATTGCCATTCTTATCAAGAATGGTAGGAACCTCCATTACTGAAGGAAGATTGCAGGTATTCTTACCGTCATTTCTTGAAGTTGGGTCGAAAGTAATAGTACGTCTTTGCACGCCTCTTTCGCTTTTCATTTCGAGATAACCGAGCAAATCCAGTTCAGTAACGATGGAGTTGTAGGATTTCTCACGTAAAGCAGGAATGAATACCGTATCATCACCTTCTTTTCTTGTGTCCCGATGGGCAACGAAAATAATATGCTTGTTCAGACTTGAGAGTGTTCTTGTCATCCAAGAAAATTCAGCATTGATACCACTCCAATCCCTGATAGACGGTTGGCGGCTACCACATTTATAAGTAATGATGAAATCCATCATCTTACCGATAGTATCAACTACAATGGTCTGATAAGCAGACAAATCCTCCTGCAAGACCTGTTGAACATCACTCCATGAAGTGACCTGTACGGTATCTACGTTTTCCAAATGCACCATATTCATACGCTTAACGCCATTATCGAAATCCAATAACAAAGGTTTCGGTGCGCTCAATGCCACAGTTGATTTTCCCATACCAGCCTGGCCGTAGATCATCATTTTCACTGTGGTAGGGATTACTAATTCATTTGATTTTTTGATAAGACTCATAATCGTAAAATTTAAAGGGTTAATTTATATTCTCTGTTCTTTAGAATCAATAGCATAAAGAAGCACATCACAAGCATTGATAGCATAAGGAGACATTTTCGTGGTTCCGGTCTTTTTTGCCCGTATTTTCTTCTCCGCTATCAGCTTTTCAAGTCTGTAACGACCGCCTACAAACTCTTTTGCTTGCTCTTTATTGAGAGAAACTCTGCTACCTATTCGATAGAGAGTATTCAGCTTAGTTTCTGCATTCATTCTGACCTCCTTATTCTTTCAATTCGTTCAACCTTTGCTTCTCTTCCTCTTCTCATCTCGCTTTGTTCGTGGTAAAGCGATAGTGAGAATACACATAATAGAAAACAGGAAATAGAAGCCCTAACTATTGGTGATAAGTCTAAGGTAAACTTAACACGATTAAGTCTTTCCATCATTTTAATGGATAACTCACTTCTGTTTCTTACCTGTAGCTTTTCATATATGCTCTGCATGTGATTTCTAATAGTGGCAGAGGAACGAAAAAGAAGATTAGCGACCTCCTTCACCTCTAACCCGCCACCATACAATTGAGCAATTTCATTTTCTCTATCAGATAGCTCTGTAAATACTCTATCCATAATCGTGTAAGATTAGATACTATTTCTGCATATTATTTATAATATACATTGATCCGGTGTACTTGTTTTTAGAGATTGTGTATGCCGGCTTGCCGCCTGGAACAACAACACCTTTATCTCTCAATTCTTTGCTAATTACATGGGCTTGTTGTCTGTAGCCTGTAACATCAACTTCTGATAGCGGGATAATCTTTTGTTTGCCCGGCTTTACTTTTAAAATCGTTTCTCTGATTGTTGCCATAAGATTAAAAATTAAATTAATGATTGGCGGGTGGTAGAGGAATCGAACCTCTCTCAATCGTGATAATTTGTTGCACAACATGAAGCTCTAACCGATAAGCTAACCACCCAAATAAAAAAGGTGTGCTATCTTCACAGACGGCACACCCAGTACAAACACAAAATAAAACACGACAAAAACTACTATATTTTTCAGAATCCGCCCGGCTGGTTTCCCTTACTCACAGTACTGGTTTATTGCAGGAACCTTATGCCGGATTGTCGGTCTACCTTTTTGCGGATCTCTGTTATTCACGTAATTCTGTGTAGGTGATTCTGACAAAAGCAAAACAACCAACACATATAATACCCATGATAATAACAGAGATGGCTTTTATTGGGCTGTGGGTTGTGATTGCCCCATAAAACATAATTATAGCGCATAAGGCTAAAAGTATGGCTAAAATCAACTGGATTATTTTCATAATTGTAAAATTTGAAAGTTTGTTCCCCTGAACCAATTCGATTGGCAACATCACGTTATAATCAGGGGATTTTCTTAACTTTGAGATGTCAAATCTAAAAATTAAGAAATATGAAACAGTTTATTGAAATTCCCCAAGGGGAAGAGATTGTATTGATTAATGTAAATCACATTTCAGCCATTGAGACTGTCACATTCGGAGAAAAGCAACTATGTAAAATTTATGTATCTACTCCCCATCAGCGGGATGGTTGGGTTGCTGAGACTGGATGCCTAATAATCCAATCCAAGTTTTCACTCTCTCATCTTCGCCAGCTGATAGAAGAAGCTCTTTAGAGGTCTTACCGTCAAGGATGAACTCTACCCAGGCTTGAACAGCTTGGGTAGTTGAGTGTGTACCTACTTTCAACAGAAGTTCTTTACGTAACTTCTGCTCTTTCCTTTTTCTGAAATACTGAAGTATTCTTTTAATCATCACTATATATTTTAAACTTCAACCGTTTTTATTGCCTGTAAAGCCCCCTTTTCATTTCTTATAATTACCGTTATATCCTGCTTCGGTATGGTAGCTCCGTATTTTTTTATTGACTTACGGGCTTCTTCTATCCCCTTACTTATTTCAGACAAAATTTTATCCATTAATTCTTTTTCCATAATTTACTGAATTTAAATTAGTGCCTGTACCCTAATCGAATAGTAGAACCTTATTTCAGTTCAGTACAGGCTATATTTAGACCTTTCAGCGATACTTGTGCCTAACCAAGCATACTTACCACGCTAAAGACATTTTGGCGTGCTGAAAGTAAGTTCATTTCAATTATATAGCCTACCACCGTTCACCGCATCCCTGCTATGGTGGCTTCTATATCTCATTATCTTTGGTTGACCTTAACGGCTTATGAATTACACCGTAAAGGCTTTTACAATATGTCAAAGAGCTTAATCAATAGTGCCCGTGTAGAATATTCTCTACGTCTGCACGGGCTGTCGTGCTCGTATAATCATGTAAGATTCTACGCGTATCTGCTTAAACCTTGAATCAGACAGAGGGCATCATAATCCATGTCGTTATCTTCACCTGTGTCCGGTCCTGAAAGGATGGCTTCATAGGTATCAATTTCTTCTTCGATAACTTCTATGATGTCAGCCTTGCAATCTACATTGTAAACTCTGCGGGCTGTTTCTTCATCCATATTCTGAGCATTGTCCAGGTCTCTGTATAAGGCATTCAAGCCTTGTTCAATCTCATAACGTGTCATAATCATGCAATTTTGATAAGGTTGGCTTTCTTGAAACATCTGAACTCACCGCGTTCTGTATCGAAATAGGTTTGAATCGTATCGTTCTTTGCTCTTTTATCAGTACCAGTTACTGCCGGCATGTATTTTTCGCAAAGTGTGCCGTAAGCTTCTCTCATTGTGCCATCTACTTTCTGAAAATAGAACTTCACAATCTTGCTTTTCATTTGAACTTTCAACTTCATATTTGTCCATGCGCATTTCAGTGCTTCGCTCATAGAGAAACCGTTTCTCTTTACAAAAGACCATGCTAAACTCATGACCTCTTTCATTTGATTTTTAAAATTCGTGCTCATAATCGTGTATTTTAATGCATTTATACTATTGTATATGACCTTAAAAATGTCTTTCTTTGCAAAAGTGATTAGGTTATCACTGTTTGATGATGCAAATATACAGAATTATTTCGGCAAACAGATATTTGCACCGAAATAATTCTGCATCAAAACATTATTTAACTATTTGGACGGTTTATACCTTATTATACAGAGCATGGAATGGAACAGAAGAAAGTTAGAATCCTCAATAGTTGTTTTAGAGAGGTTGAGAGAGGATAAAACGATATACGATACAGAAGGAATAAAAATCGCCGGTGCATATTGGGAACCGATTAAGAGAGAGATAAAGGAACGATGTGCGTCCAATTTATCAAGAGGTGGAGTTGGGAAAAATGATGAAAAGTATGACGGGTGTATTCAAATACTGTTTCCTAACCAGATAGAACCTCTACTCGCGGAGTGCAAGGATAGGCTGGATGTGATAAAAAGAGAGGAATATGATAGAGAATTGGATAACAAGAGCAAATTTGCTGTAATTAAAGCAAATAGGATTGCAAAATGTGCTATCGTAATATCTGTATTAGCTGCAACAGGATTGCCACAATACTTATTGCAATGGCTATATAAGATGTTCTTAGAGCTTGTTTGCTTGTTATCAAACTAAGCCTTATAGAACACTCGTTTATAATTTCTTGTAGTATCGCTCTGTCCTTTTTAGGTTCTGTCATTTTAAGACCGCCATCTTTTGTTTCTTGTATCATAATAATAAAGCAAAGCGACCAACTCCAAAGTTGCGGTTTGAAGTTTAAGTCGCCTATATAGTCCCTTACGGGAACAGTTAAACAAATTAGTCGAAATCATCCGCAGCTTGATTTTGATGCAAATATACAGAAAAAATTCGGCATGAAAAACGAAAGTGAAATCAAAATACGAATAAAAGAGTTTTTGGCTTATTTAAAAATAGGGCAAAAAGCATTTGAACAGAAATGTGGGTTGGGAAACTCAACCATTAATAACATAAAAGATGGTATTAGTACCCCCAATCTACAAAAAATAATGTCTGCATATCCAGAACTTAATATCTATTGGCTTATTGCAGGAAATGGAAACATGCTTAATTCAGACCCACAAATAACAAATACGCCAATATCTAACAAAGATATTAAAATCCTCGATATACGCGTATCTGCCGGCCATGGAGTTGGTTTTGATGGACATGAAAACAAAATATTAGGATACGTCAATATACCAAACTTTTCTGGATGCTACGGAGTGACTGTGTATGGAGATTCTATGTATGACAAATACAGTTCTGGGGATATTGTATTTGTTAGAGAGATAAAAGATAAGAGAGAAATTGAAGGGGGACAATCTTATGTAGTAATAACAAATGAAGATCGGTATTTAAAAATGATCTATATTGAAGATGGAAAATTGAAATTGGTTTCATATAACAATGCTATCAATCCTGATGGTAGAAGAAAGTATCCTGATATGTTGATAGAGGGGGAGCAAATTAAATTTTTGTATAAAGTTGTAGGAAGGTTAGAAAGAACGCAAATGTAATTCATTGCAAATACTATGAAGTTTAATCAATACCCATCAGAATGTTAACCTTTTATTAATAAAACTATGCCAAACACTCTACAAGAAAGTATGGAAGATGTTAGTTTTGCTTATATGCAAGCCCTTTGTGCATATAATGGATATACTTTATCAAAAGCAGAACGAGACAATGATGGTGTAGATGCTACAATCAAGTGTAAAGGGTATCCATGTAACCCTTCAGACTGTAGAAGGCGTTCCCCAATCATTGATATTCAATTAAAAGCCTCATACGTAAAACTTAAGGAAAAGAAAAATGGGGATTATTCCTTCATACTCGAAGCAAAAAATTACAATAATTTGGTTATGAACGATAGAATGACTCCAATAATATTAGTAGTTTTGCACATGGATAAAGATAGGAAGAAATGGGTAAAACATTCAAAATCGGCTCTTAAAGTAACTAAATGCGCTTATTGGGTAAGTCTCAAAAATAATCAGCCTACGAACAATGGAAGTAGTATAACCGTTGTAATACCCAAGCAAAATATTCTATCTTGTGAATGTCTTAAGAAATTAATGATAAAAGTGGCAAAGGAGGAAGAGTTATGAAAGACTTAAAAAAAGCTATAGATCTCATTACAGTAGAAAAGCTAGAAAAAGTCCTTTCTTTTTTAAAATGGCGCGAATTGGATGTTTTGATGAATGGAAGAGTGCGTCAATTTGTATCTCCCGACGATGAATATGTAGCGCTAATACCACTTGTTAAAGAGTTTTCTGATTACTATAGAGTACTAGGAGAAACCTTGCAATCCATTGCGTCTTTTGAGAACAGGGCTATAGAAGCATTGGTTAATAGGATATTAAATCCATCGTATGATATTCAAAAATGGCGCATAGCTAATAGTTATACTTCTGATGGGAAAATACCCTTCTTTAGCATGACAGATACTATAGAAAAAATAAAAGATGTTTTAGCTACAACTTATTTAGATACTTTAAATCCTACAAGATTTCACAAAAAAGTCTATACAATGGATGTTAACAAGAATATTTCAGAATATTCTTTTGGACAAACAGAAATAGGTAGCTATATCCTAAATATATTATGTCCTCTTGGAGATTATCAATATACAATTTTTAATCCAACAGAACAGGATATTCCATTAAACCGAAAAATAAATATGCGGTTACTGTCTTCAATCAATAATATTCAAAAAGACTTAGGAAATAGTGATACTAACAAAGTCGATGAAGATGTCGACAAAGGATTGTATAGTGTTAATTTTCTTGATTCATTAGTAGATATTTATGATGAGACCAAAGATACAGAGATGAATATAATTGTCGACTGGTGTAAAGATGTTAGATTTGTAAAAGAAGCTCCGGTATCCTCTATCAAATTAGAACCTATTTTTATGGAAAAAGTTAATTTTATAGCTGATAAATATAGGCCTAAAAAAGAAGAAAATGTTCAAAAAACATATTATGGAAAAATCGAAAGTATTACGGCTAATCCAGAAGTAGAGAATAGGGAATATGTTCAAATCAAAATTGTTACCATTGGAGATGACAATAAGAAGCTTAACATACAATCAAGATTGAATTATAATGCTTTTTACTCTATTGTAAAAACTGCTTTTGATAATGGATCTAATATAAAACTGTCTGGTATTCAGAAAGATATAGGAAAACAGAAATGGATAGACAATGGCGTCTTAGAATTATTAGATAGATAAATGGCAAAGAACAAACTAAATATTAAAGCACAATGAAAAAGGTTTTATTTTTAATGGTGGCTGCATTAGCGATAATGGGATGCAGTAAAGATTCTACATTCACAGATGATAGCGACGATAATAAAGAGATTCCGGAAGTATCCGTAACAGTAGATGCATCTGATATAAAAGTTGTAAGCGCAACGCTAACAGGAAATGTAAATTCAAACGCACTCGAAGAAGATAGATTAGGTGTAACCAATTATGGTTTCATCGTGTCAAAAAGCAGCAATCCAACAAAAGAAAATGGATGGGTTCTAAAAGGGAATAATATAAAAGGAAATGAGTTTTCGGTTAAAGCTATGAATTTAGCTCCAACGACCCAATATTATTATGTATCATTCTTTTATGATGGTTCAAAATATTATTATGGGAAAATTCTCTCATTTACAACCAATGATTTTAACTCAACCGATTTGAAAGCAGAAGCAAATCCTGGAGATACATACGTAGATTTCAAAGGGTATTTAGATTATGAGAAAATTGGATATTTTGATTCTTTCAAAGTCGCTTTTTGTTTGAACAATGTTCACACTGGGTATAGCACTGAAATGGTGAGCGTAGGAACTCATTATACTTATGAGACAAGCTTTAAAAGCATATCTGCTGGAACAAATCATGAGTATTATTTTTTTATTGAATATGTTGATAAAAGTAATATCAAACATACATTCAGAGGACAAAATCAAAGCTTCTACACACCTCTAGAATTGTCAACAGGTGCTGTAGATCTTGGATTATCCGTTTTATGGGCTGGGGTTAACCTAGGAGCAAGTTCACCTGAACAATATGGGTTATTTCTAGCATGGGGGGAATCTACAGAAAAAGACAATTATACATCTTCTAATTATTTATATAATGGCATAATTATTGGTAATGACGTAACAAAACCCGGCTTCAAAATTAAAACTTATGATATAACTAATACTGATTATGATGCACCGCATAAAATTCTATCAAATGGATGGCATATTCCAAATCCTAAACAGATAAAAGAGTTGATTGATAATTGTAATTGGAAGTATATGAGGTATAAAGGGGTAGATGGTTTTCTCGTAACTGGGCCTAATGGAAATAATATATTTATTCCTGCCGCTGGAAAATATAATAATGATAAATATGAAGGAGAACGCAATTATGCACATTTATGGGCAGGAGAATGCATTATAGATAGAGATAGAAGATCAAGTTACGTGTTGAATGTATCCTTTTACCTAGCCAGTTTAAATACAACTAGTGGATATGTTTCATCCTATTATGGACATAATATACGCCCTGTCAAAGATAAAAAATAACTATATATTAACATATCAATTCTACCTTAAAAACTGCATTTGTATAGTAGATTGTGTTTTAAGAAATTCAGAAAACGAACATATCAGACTGATAGTCAACGTAATACTTTATCCGCTACACGGGACTTCGTAACGCGTAGGTCGCCAGTTCAAGTCTGGCTAGCGGCTCTTGATAATAAAGCGTTAACTATCATCATAGTTAACGCTTTTTTCATAATATTGAACTGCATCTGATGAAACGAAATCAAAACAGGAAATTATTCAAAAAGAAATCACGTTCTAATTATAAATTAGGATGTATTATCACTATTGTTATACTTATACCTGTTCTTTATGGTGTCCATTTGTATTGCCAACAGTTTAATACCCAAACGCAAAAAAGCAACGAACCACAAGTTAATACATCTTCTCAAATTCCTTCCGGCAGAAATTTGGAGATCCCTGTCTCATTAGCTCCCAAACAAGAGCAAATCATTCGACATACAGGATATACCGTTTCTTATAATAAAGATTTAAAACTTCCGAATTGGGTATCCTATGAACTTACCCGACAAGAAACCAAAGGAAAAGAAAAAAGAAGTAACCGTTTCATTGCCGATCCATTAGCAATAGGGACTATTGCAACAAATGCGGATTATACACGTTCAGGATATGATAAAGGACACATGGCACCGGCTGCAGATATGAAATGGAGTCCGAAAGCGATGAAAGAGTCGTTCTATTTTAGCAATATGTGCCCACAAC